GAATCCTGAACAAATCAGAAAGAGCCTCATTGTCGTCCACGAGCATATTCCCGGTAGAAGATCCCATGAAGACCTTGACACCGCCGAACTCTTCGCCGTGGCCTTCAGCGAGATATTCCCGAATCGCCGCGGCATTGCCGTTCGTGGCTCCTATGTGGAACCCGTAGTTGGCCCACGATCGTCCGCCGGCCCGGTTGAGCTTGTCTTGAAGAGTCTCCAAATCGGTTGTCGGAGGCTTCGTATTCGGCATATCAATGAATGACGTGACTCCTCCGAACAGTGCGGCCTTTGACTCACTTTCGATGTCGGCTTTCCACTCCATTCCAGGTTCGCGGAAATGCACGTGAGCATCTATTCCTCCGGCCATCAACACCTTGCCTTCCAAGTCAATGACCTCAGAATTTGAGAAAGCCCGCAAGGCCTCTGAATCGTCGGAGTCCGAACCGCCACGGTACCATATTCCCGCAATCCGCTCGCCGTCAATGCCAAGGGCTCCCTTTCTTGTGGAAGCCCCTGTCACTATTGTCGCATTGGTAAGTAAAATCCTTGCCATTGGTTATCCTTTACGATGAAACTTTCTGAATTTCAGCTTGATGACACCCCAGAACGCCTCTCCGAAGATTCCGCCGCTCATCTTTGAAGTGCCAAGCTTGCGGTTCACGAATATGATCGGGACCTCCACCAACTCGAATCCCAGTTTCCAGGCCGTGTACTTCATCTCGATCTGGAATCCGTAGCCTTTCATCCTCACATCGTCAAGGTCGATGGTTTCCAGAGCCTTGCGGCTGTAGCACTTGAACCCGGCCGTGCAGTCGTGGATTTTCATTCCGAGGACTGTCTTGACATAGATTGACGCGCAGTAGGACATCAGGATCCTGCCGATCGGCCAGTTGACCACACTGATTCCGTCGCAGTAGCGGGAGCCGATGGCCACGCCTCCGCATCCGGCGCTGGCCTTGTAGAGTCTCGGCAAATCCTCGGGGTTGTGGGAAAAGTCCGCGTCCATCTCGAAGATGTAGTCATAGCCATGCTCCAAAGCCCATTTGAATCCTGTCAGGTAGGCGGTTCCCAGCCCGAGTTTCCCGGAGCGTTCAATCATGAAAAGCTTATCAGGAAACTCTTCCTGAAGTCTTTTCACAATGGTGGCGGTGCCGTCAGGGGAGCCGTCATCTATGATAAGCACATTGTACTCTCCGTCAAGGGAAAACACTTTCCTTATGATCGCTTCGATGTTCTCCTTCTCGTTGTAAGTCGGAATAATGACGACTTTCCTGTCCATAGTATAAAATAAAGTTATTATTTAGTTTTCATCATCTCCTTGACCGCCGCCTCAAGCTGCCTGTCCTCTCCTCTGAGGACGGAGGCCGGGTCGTTGTCAACCTTGATGTCCGGCTCAATCTGCTGGTTCTCAAGATACCTTCCCTCCTTGAGCCCGAATGAGCCGACTTGTGGAATACCAAACACCATGCCGTTGATCTGGGTTTCCCACCAGACGGCGGTCATCGTGCCAGGAACCGGCATTCCGATCAGTTTGCCTACTCCAAGAGTCCTGTACGTGTACGGGAATCCGCAGGCGTCAGAGTAGTTGTCCTCGCACATAAGCACGCAGGATGGTTTTCTCCATTTGTTGTACGGCTCGCTGCCGATGTACTGTCCCCTTGGCGTAAACCTTATATATTCCTTGCCGCTGAGGAAGGTCGCGAGGTCGTCGTGCAGCCATCCGCCGCCGTTGTGCCTTGTGTCAACCACAGCCGCGTCAGCCGCCCTGTACTTGCCGAGCAGTTTTGAATATACCGTCCTGAAGCTTGGCGAGTCCATTCCCTGGACGTGCGTGTAGCCCACTTTACCGCCTGACATCTTGTCCGTCATTTCCTCTCTCTGCTTCACCCACCTGCGGTACATAAGGGATGATTCTGAATATCCCGGCTCGATGAACAGCTCGACATCCTTCTTTCCTTTCTTCACAACGATGGCAACCTTCTTGCCGGCCTTGTTCCTGAGAAGACCGAACCAGCTCTCGCCAGCCTTTATCGGCTGTCCGTCAATGGATTCGATGATGTCTCCGGCCTTGATTTCTGAATCAGCGAGATTCAACGCACCGCCCGGAAGCACCTCGGCTATCTTCAGTCCATCGCCTTCGTAATCATAGTCATAAATGGCTCCCAGCCAACCAATTGTGAACTTTGAGCGTTGACTGTAGCGTGCTCCGGTGTGGGAGCCGTTCAACTCTCCAAGCATCTCGGAGAGAAGATCCTGGAAGTCAAAGTTGTTGGCGATGTATGGCATAAACCGCTCGTAGTTCTTCTTGTAACCAGCCCAGTCGATTCCGTGGATCTGTGGATCGTAGAACTTCTCGTTCACCTGCTTCCAGACGTGGCCGAAGATGTAGTCCCTCTCGGCCTTAGGCTTGAACTCATAGTCTCCCGAGAACGAGATTGTGCTCGTCGCTCCGCTGGCGATCGTGATCTTCGTGATAGAGCTTCCTGTGAAAACATAGAGATCCTTGTCGTCGGCTGACGGTACCAATGAACCGTACACTCCCTTCTTGATCACTTTCACGTCACCTTTCTTGATGTCCATCTGGCAGAGGTCATAGCTCTTCTCCAACCTTGTGCTGTAGAATAACTTGGTTCCGTCCTGGGTGAGATAGAAGTCGCCGAGTCTTCCGGAGAAGCGTGTCAGGCGGGCTGTGCGGAACTCCCTGTTCTCCAGGTCAAGAACGAGTTTCTCAGGCTTCTCCGCCTGCTTGACAGAATCTTTCTTTTCCTTCTTCTCCTCTTTCTCGATCTTCTTCTCGGACTTGTCTCCGTCCTCAAGTGCCTTGGCGATCTCAGCGTCCTCCTTGTCCTGGTAGAACTTGGTCATCTCCTTTCCGTCGAAGAACATAATGTAGATGTCGCTCTCGGCTCCCCAGCTTCCGTGGCTGCGGTAACCGTCCTTGTCTGATTCCCAGGCCATCGCCTTGCCTTTGAGCGTCCATTTGAAGTTCCCGTCGGAATAGCCGCTTTGGGTCAGGTTCGTGATCTCGCCGCTCTCTATGTCGATCAACGCGATGTCGGAATTGTTCCATCCGCCGTTGATCTGGTAGTTGCTAAGGAGATATTTGCTGTCCGGGCTCCACTCGAAGCCCAGGTCGCCGTCAGCGTAGGAGTAATTCACGCCTTTAAGCAAAGACTTTTCCTTTCCGCCCTTGGTCGATTTGATGACCAGTTCGGTCCTGTCGCGCAGGAACGCCACCCATTTCCCGTCCGGAGAGACAACGGGCTGGAAGCATGTCTCGCTTTCCGATGTCACAAGCTCTTCCTTGAACTTGGTGGCATAGGTGAACCTCTTTTCCTTCTTGTCGGTCAGCGAAGTCTTGTATATTCCCCAATGACCGTTCCTTTCCGATGAATAGTAAAGCTCGCGTCCGTCCTTTGAGAAGCTGACGTTGCGCTCCTGCTCCGGTGTGTTGGTGATTCTCTTCGTGGTCTTGTAGTCGGCGGACGTGACGAAGACATCGCCTCTGATCACGACAGCGATCTCTTTTCCGTCAGGGGACACCGCCATAGAGGACGCTCCGGTCGAGAAGGTGAGATATTCAACATCATTCTCGGTCTCGTCCTTCGCCACGGTGATGTCGAGCTTCTTGGCCTCGTATTCCTCCTCAATCCGGGTCCGTTCATCGGCGTTGTTCCCGGCGGCGGAGAGTTCTGCCTGCATCTGGGCTTCGAGGGTTTCGAGTTCTGCGGAACGAATCGAGTCGAGAGCGCCGGAAAGACTATTGAGCAGGGTCTGCGCTGTCGTAAGCCCTTCCTCTACGCCCGCGGCTTGAATCCCAAGTATTTCCGACGTGTGCTTCTTGTGGAGTTCCTTCTTGCGTGCAAGGAATTCTTCTTCTGAGATGAGCAGAAGATCGTGCTGTTGGTTCAGTTCCTCGAGCTCCGTCTTATATTCGGAATTCGATTTGTCAATCTTGGCCTGCCTGGACGTTGCGTTCTTGCGGGCTTTCTCAAACAAACCGGCAATATCAGTGAGATGCGAGTCGGAATCGTTTCCGATGCTGTCGTTTATCTCCTTCTCCATATCGTCCAGCATCTTCTGGATTGCGGCGTCCTGTTCTGTTGTCAGTTTCTTGATGTATTCCGTCCAGCTTTCTCCGGATTTTTTCAGAGCCTCGTCTATCCTGTTCTGAACGGCGATGAGCTTGTCGGCAATCTGGCTTTCCAGGGTCACGGTGTCTTTCCCATACTTCTTCATCACCTCGACCTTGCTCTGCATCAGCTGAATCTGAAGCATTTCGGACTGCACGGCATACTGCTCCTCGGTAATCTTGCCGTTAATGAGCTGCTGCTTGAGCTTGAGGTTCATCTGATTGTAGAGAGTCTCGACGTCGGCAATGGCGTCATCATAGATTTTCTTCTCGGCAGCTGCGTTTTCGGACTCGATGGTGTTAATGAGAGTTCCGCGCTTGCGGGCGTAGGCGGCCATGTTGGCCGTGTAGTCCTGGTCCGCTTGAAGATATTTCTTCCTGGCATTGACATACGCCTCGACCATCTGGTCGTTCCCGAGGTCATATTGGCGGAGGTTGGAGGCGAGTTTTTTGATGTTTTCGTCAGCACCATTTATAATGGCCATTATCTTATGATACTTTTTTGTTTCATCCTCGCTCTGGACTCCATATTGCGCCATGTTTGCCAAGGCCTTTTCTGATTCCGCCCTGTCTTTGAGCGCCTGATTATATTCCTGTGCCGCCTGAATGTTGGCACGATTTGCCTCGTAGTTGTCAATAACGCCTTTCAGCTCCTCTTCATTCAGCCCCATGCGCTGCATAAGGATTTTTTGAGTGGCAGTAAGTTCCTGATTGGCTATGTCCTGACGGGTCTTCTTCAGATTGTTTTCAATTTCCTCTATCTTCTGGAGCGCGTCAAGCCTTTCTGCTGCGGACTTGGAACTGTCGTTCATGATTTCCCGCTGCTTGTTGATTTCGGTTCGCGACGAGATTTCTGCAATGGACAGCGAATTGTTGCGCTCGAACAATTCATCCATCAGCTCGGAAGCTTCCTTTGCAGCCTCAAAGGCCTCTCGGATTGATCCTTTGACAACATCGCTGCCTTGCCATATATTTGCGACGAACTGATTCCAGGCAGCTGACATCCCGGACGTGAAGTGCGCCCACTTGTCACCCCAAACCTGTGTCTGTTCGGTCATCTGGCGAAAACCATTTTGGAAAACCTTAAAAACACCGACGGCCGCTGCCATTATTCCCGGTGCGGTTTTAAGGTTATCGAGCATCTTATTGAATGACAACATCGGCTCCTTGATGCCCTTGACTCCGAATGCCACATCCTTCATCCTCTTCTCCGTGGCAACGAGTTCCTTGTTATATTTCTCCCAAAGCTTAGGATTGGCTTCCTTGCTCATCGAGTAGAGGGCGGAACGCAGCTGCTTGGCATGGATTGACAGCTGCTTCATCGACATTTGGTTGATGCCGAGGGCGGACGAATACTTCTCCGACTGCTTTGTCATCGCCTTGAGTTCGGACTTGGCATCCTTCAGGTTGCTTTCAAGCGCCTTGAACTCCTCGGAACTTTCTTCTCCTCGGGCGCGGAGTTGCGACATCTTCTCGGCTGTGGAGGCAATAGTGTCACGCAGGTTGGCGCATTCTGCCTCCGAGTCCTTCAGGCCCTGACGGAACGCGGCTTCGTCCTCCGGGTCGAGGTCAATCTTCGCGACAAATCTCACTACTTCATTTTCTATTGTGGCCATAATCTTCTGATTTTTCGGCAAAAGTAGGCCGCCGCCGTGCATAAAAAAAGGACAGCCGAAGCTGTCCGATTGGAGTCCTTAATGTGGGGCTATCAGTCTTTTAAGTAGATGAAATAAAAAAGCAAGTCAAACGGCAATACAATCAAGAGAGCGACGAGAAATGTCGAAATGCCGTCAGCAAGCGCAACTAAAAGAAAGATGGCACTAATTATCAGAATAATCGTGGCTATCACTTTACATATCTTCTTCTCTGTGTCCCAAGTAATCATATCGCAATCATTTAAAAGTTTCACTTATCGCCTTGACCATCTGGCCGGGGATGACCTTGTTGAGAGTCTTCCAGACGTCGGCCTTGAGGTAGCCATAGACATACTTGTTGTAGATGGCGGCATAGCGCTTCTTGCGGCGGCCGTTCGGTCCTTTCTTCATGTCGAGGAAACGGATGTGTAGAGGGTAGTTCATTGTCACTTCCAGTCCGTTCACCTGAGGAGAACCGTGGAGCGCCGTGGAGAGCACTCCGGTGCGGTTGCGGTAGGTGGCATCGAAGATGTTGACCTGTCGGTTCAGCAACTTGCGACCCTGGCCTTCGAGATAGCTTCCGAGTTCGTGTTTGAGTTCGTCAGTAAACATTTCGTTCATAAGTTTCGACCGCATCTCAGATGCGGCCATATTCTATGTATGGGTCAAGCGTTCCCTCGCGCTTCTTCCTCAGGAAAAGACCGGCATCGGCGATTGCTCCCCGCGTCTCCGCCATTTCGGCTGCGTTGAAAAGAAGGTCGGTGAGGGCGCGGTGCTTCGCGTATTCCGGTGTCTGGACAATCATGAAGCCGAGCGCATCGGCAACCGTAGTGTAGAAAGATGCGAACATCTCGGAGTGTGGTCCCTCAAGGAGTTCGAGGTTGTTGAAGAGAACGTCAATGAGTTCCGAGAAAAACGCGTTACAGGAATACTTCACATCGTTCTGCCGTATTCCTTTCCAGAGGATGTATTCCGGGTCGTCCTTCACCCGCTCAGTGAGCTCGTCCTGCACATTGTCTTCCGAACAGCAGAATTCTTCGGCAATCTTGCTGATTTCCTCGTCTGAAGGCAGACTTATTTCGAGCCTTCTGTATGCGTCGATATACTTATTTTCCATTTCGTTCCAAATTTAGCGATTATTAGTAAAATGACAAACGCGACTAGCCCTTGCATTGCCGAACTCGACCGCCCTCCGGATGTCGAGTTCAGCCGAAAGCCGCGCCTTCTGTTCGCAGGACATGCGCGAGATTGTCTGGAGCATCGTCATAAGCTCCGAGAAGTAGCGGCTGTCAATCGCGAGCTCGCCGCGTCTGGAAAGAATGGAAACTGTTGTGGAAAGGTTGCTGATGGCTTCGTCAGTAGCCTCCTTGATGCCGTCGAGAAAGGCTTCGCTTCCTTCGAGGGCTTTTGTTGAAAATGTGTTTGAAGTCATAGTAACACATAAATTAAAAAAGGTCTCAATCCTAAGGGAGTGACTTCTTACATAACCACATTGCTGCGAATTTGTAGCGTGTATGCTTTCACATACAACTCTCCCGGTACTGAGACCCAAAAATCTATTTTCTGTTGGAAGTTATCCGCAGCCAAATAGAATTTGGTTTGTTTATTATGTTAAGAAGTCGCTGCAAAGGTACTAAGATTTTCTTTTTCTGCAAAAGTTTTTGCAGAATTTGCAAATTTTGTGGGTAACTTTACGGTCAAATCGAGAACATCTTATGGAAGACGAGAAGGAATTACCGGAAAACTTCAACCCGGGCGACGGGCGCAGCAGAGACCCTAAACCAGAGAGCAGGGACACGCTAAAGCCAAAACGCTGAGCAGAATGACTCCTGCAATGGTTCCCCCGACAAGGATTCTGACGGTGAGTCGATAGATACGAACGATCTCCGACAACCGCCTGGTGTTTTCGTCCGAATCGCACTGCAAATCGAACAGGAGGTTCCGAATCAGGGCATCCGACTGATTACTGCACGTAATCAGATATTTGAGTCGTGCCTTGCTTAGACATGAGGTCGGCTCCAGCCCCGGAAGATACCAATCCCGCTTGAAAAGTCCGCCAAGGATGATTACAAGAGATGTCGTCAATGAAAGCGCGAGTCCATAGACCGTCATTATCATCTGAAGATTCCATCCGTTCGGAATCTGTGCAACAATGGCAGCAACAAGCGACATTGATGCCGCCACCGTCCATCCGAGCAATGTCGTGCAAAGTTTCTTTACATTGTTGTAGTTGGCATAGAGACTCTCTGATGCCTGCCGCGCAAGGTCAAGTGCCACCTCAAGACAACGAGGGTCGAGTTCCTTCGGAATGTTGTCATAGAACTCCGTCGCGTGCTTCATGTCTTCTTTAGTTTTCATTTTCAGCATTTTTTACAAAGTTAGCATTTCCCGGACATCACACGATGTCCACGCCCTCGATGTCAAACTCCATGGTCCAGCCGAACGAGTTAGCGAGTTCCCTCGACGAGAACGGGGCGATGGTGGTTGGGAACACGAGCCAGTGGGTCTGGTCGGAATCACGCCAGTCGTTCCGCATTGCCCGCCTGATTGCTGTGAGGATGTCGAGGCATTTCTGCTGAAGCAGCGCCTCGTTCACCCAGTCCTCGTCGGAAGGATGGGGCGCGGCCACCGTTACGGCAAAGTGGAGCGTGTCCTTCTTGCAGTCAGTGGTGTTAATTGTCGAGGTGATGTTGGCATAATCAATGAGCAGATAGATGCCTGTAATGCTGGAAATCCGGCGGCGGAGCGATTCGTTGTTGATGCCGAAAAGGTAGTCCGTGACGGCGTCGATGCGGCGTTCCGAACGCTCGGAAAGGATTTCCTTCTTCAGGCGGGCATAGTCGTCTCCGCCGTTATAGAGGAAGAAGTTTTGTAGGGCGCGGAGCGGAACGAATGTCGCGAAATATTTGAGGGTGTCAAGTATCATCTCAGTACTGTTGCTATTTGCGCGGCCGTCAGATGCGTCCGGTCGCAGATTTCGGTGATTTTCATCTTCATCCCGTGCATTTCCCGGATTCCGGAACATGTGACTGCAAGCTGTATGTCCAGGTAGGAGAACAACGGAAGGCGGCCTATCTCCTCGACGGAGCCGAACCCGGCCTTGGAAAGCTGGTACATCGTGCCTTCTGGGCCGATGAGTGCGGGCCCATCGGACGTGCGGGATGTCGTATGGAAAAGTATATCGTATTTCGGAAGGCGCTGAATCCATTCGAGTATTCCCCGGAAGTTGACGTATATCGCCAGTTTCTTCTCTATGGAAAATTCCCGGAGCTTGACTTTTCGGACATTCTCGGCCGAATACGGGGCTCTGGAATAGAGCGTGGCCACAAGTTTGTCGAGAGCTTCCGGGGACTGCGTCCTGGAGTAGTGGGTCAGGAGGGAAATGGCATCGATGTACCTTTCTGCTGTGATGTCGGTGTCAACGACCCCGTCGCGGATGCTAAAGAGATAGCCCCTATAGTCGCCCACCTTAGGGAGCATATTTTCTGACATCACAACCTTTGCATCGAGCGTGCGGCGTCCGTCATCCTCCGTAATCTCATAGAAGTCCAAAGATTCGCTGATTCGGAAAAGGTTCTCATATAGTGTCTCTGAAACCTTGGTCTTCTTGAGATTCAGAAGCAGCACGGCCGCGACAATGCGGAGCCTGAGTTCGTTGAAGTCGATTTTCCCCTGCTCGAACAGGGCGAGTGCGGCTGCTGCCTTGACAAAGCGCTTGCCGTCAAGCTCCGCCCAGCGGCAGGGCACCTGATAGTCGTTATGAAGTTTCAGCCCTACCATATTACATATAGAAGAATTTGTTTTCCTCCGCATTCACGACACCGCCGGACACATTACCTCCGGTAGCAGACTTCACTGCGGACTCGACCATCTTCATCCAGGAATTCACCTTTGACATCAGATCGGCGTGCAGACGGTCGCGGGTCTGAGGATCGCTGCCCTTGGTGTATTCGTGGTTGAAGTCGTAGCGGATTGAACGCGGAAGCTCGGTAACATCGAATTTCAGCACGGCCTCGGCCATCGTCCAGTAGCAAAGAATCCGCTTGCAGCGCTCCATCAGAGCTTCGTCCGGAACGAGCCTTCCGAGAACGGGCCGGATGTTTTCGCTCCAGATAGTCCGGAGCAGGAACAGGACCTTAGAGTAGAAGTAGGAGGAGCGGTCGATGCCGTAGTAGCCATCAAATTCGGCTGCGTTCTTCACAGGCAGGCTCTCGCGGATCTTGCAGAGCTGGCTTTCCTTCCATTCCGGAACATTGTCGGCGTTTTCGTCGAGCCAGTCAAGGAGTTCGTCCATCGCCGACCAAAACGCCTCGATGTGGTGTTCCTTAATTTCCTCGTGCTGGTACTTGTAGAATTTTGCTTCGGTGTTGTTCTTCTTGGTGGAAAGAAAAATCTGGTAACGGTAGAGCGCGGAGGTGGCGACGGCAGTCTTGAGCATCGCGTTGCCGTAAGAGTAGAGGTCGAGGTCCTCGGAGAGTTTCTGGAACACGGCCTTTCCGATGATGGAAGCAATGGACGTGGATGCGGAACGTATGGACGGACGCAACTGTTCAAGCGTGGTGTCGGCTTCAAGCCCATCGACGTATGAGCGGAAATCCGCTATATCCTTGAATATTTCTTCTGTCTTCATGGCTTTCTATTCGAGTGAGTTTTGGATTCTCTGAGAAGGGGCGGTCTCTTCCTGACGGTGGATTACCGGGCGGTAGAAGCCGAGGCGGATTCCTCTCTTGTACTGCGCCGGGAAATTGAGCCTTATGGCATAGTTTACGTCGGCACATACAACCTGCTCAGGAATGGCCTGCTGGCTCAAATATATAAGATAGTTATAGTAGGCGTCGGAGCCGGACTTGGAGATGACTCCGTCGGCGCTGACGTTGGAGATGGAACTGTCGAGTCCGCGAGCCGAAAGCAGCACCATGTCGGCGCGTTTGTCGTAGCTGATAACCGCCTCGACGTATTCCTTAAACTTCTGAGGAATTTCCTCTATCTTCCAGCTTTCGGTCTGACCCATCTCGTTGACGTATCCCTTCGACGCGTAGGTCTTGCCCTGGTTCTTGCCACGGCCGGAAAGGAATTCGGTAAAGTTCTTCAGCGTAAGGGAGGTGAACCGGTCGATGAGGGATTTGTCGTATTCCTCCGGAATCTCGATCTCGTATTTGTCAGCAACCTTGATTTTTAGCTTCTGTTCGCCCTTTGCTACGCTCTGAGCCGATTTGTCACAAAGGTCACGCAGCCATTCCTCATGTTCCTTATACCAGGCGTTTGGAATGACGATGTGAAGGCGTGCGGAAAGTGCGTTTTCCAGGAAGGAGTTGATGTAGTCCGGAGTGGCGTTACAGCCGCGAATCCATGACTTCACGCCCTTAAAAAATACGTTTGAGGAGTAGATGGATTCTCCGTAGGTAGGATTCTTCGAGTAGGATATGGCAGAGTTCTTTGTAAGCGGATCCACCTTAGAGAAGCGCGGATAGACATTGAACTCCTGAATGTTGGATGTCTCCCAGTTGCCGACCATCACGTGCGTCAACTCCCTGTCTTCGATGTCGGTGCGCCCGGCAAGCGACTTTTTTGTACAGAAGCGGCAGCGCAGTTCATCGACGTGTTCAAGGCCGGCAACCGGAGGTATCCCTTGCATCTTTGCCCTCTGACCGAGTGTTAGCTTCCATTTGCTGAATATGCCCTCGGAGTAGTAGAACGAACGGATTGCCTTGTTGATGTAGGTGAGAAAGTCGTCCTGAAGGCCGTTCTCCGCCCAGCTATCAAGCCACTCCTCAATGTCGCGGTCGTGGATATAGTTGCGGCTTATAGTTCCATCCTCAAGGATGTTGTCAATGTAGAGCATCGGTCCGTTGCCGTATAGGAAACGAACCTGTTTCTCGATGAGTTCGGGAAGAAGCCTATTGCCGGAAATCATGTTCTTTGCCGTGTTCGGGTCAAGATTATCCTCTCCTGCCGGCCATACATTATAGCCAGAGACTGCGAGCGCAGAGAGAATCGCCGGACGTTCATCCGTTCCGAGCTTTCGGGATTCGTCAGCGAGGAACATCGGAGCTTCCCCTATCTGGTAACTGCACGTGAGGTCTTCTGTCTTTATGATACCTATCCTATCCATACCATATCACTTTTTTGAGTTTGAAGTTATCGTCGGAAAACGCGATGAAGCGAATAAGAACCCTATAGCATGCCTTAGGCTTTCCGTCCGGGTCGCTGAACAAGAAAAAGTGCTTGCCGTCTATGTCGAACCGGTCGTGCGGAAGCGGAAGGCGGCAGATGCAGTTCTCTACTGCCTTGAGCCGTACGGTGTCCGGGTTCTGCTTCTTCCTGGAATATGGAAAGAAGTACAGGTGGAACGAACCGCCTGCTTTGCTCACGGCCTCGGCTCTTCTGAGTGCCGTCGCTCCGTCTATGGTCTCCATCTCTTTCATCGTGGTGCAAAGCTACTCGCTGCAATGCAGAATCGGTAGGACGAAACGCGCCCGGAGCACGACGGCACGCTCATATTTCCCGAAAACGGAGCGGCTGCAATGCAGAGCGAAAAACCAGCGGCGTCGGGCACTCGAAGCACGCGAAAAAATGAAGGCTCTGAAATTTTTGTCTTAAAGTTCAGAGCCGTAACGAATTAAGTATTTTGAGAGCGGTCAGATTCCGCCATCAGAGGCTGAAATTTCCTGTTCCGACGGCCGCTGTTTCGCCGGATTTGATACCCGGATAGTAGCTGGAGAACATTCCCCAGACCAAATATGTCAGCGCGGAAGGTATCTGTGGTGTGAGACCTGCCTGGAGTTCAATCGGAACTTTTTTCTCCGGGGATTTGTCGAGTTCTACCGGAGAACTGCCTGGAATCTTCTTGCAACAGTACATCGCGCTCACAAGGTTCGGGCACTCGTTGCTGTCGATACGAAGCTTCGGAAGTTTCCTTTCGCTTTCAGCAAGGAGGCGGTGCCAGAGTTTGTTGTGCTGCCAGTAGAAGATGGTCGCCTGTCCGAGCGACTTGAGTTCCACTCGCCAGCCGAACCGTTCGAGCTCCGCCTTCAACTCGTTCGCGTCCGTGTGGGTGGCGCGTCGTTCGTTGCGCTTGTTTCCGGCGCGGTCATAATATAAATCAATTCTCTTGAATCTTGCAGCTTCTCCATAGAATGAGTTTACGGCCATCGCGAGATCCTGGATATCCTTCGGAGGATAGACGAAGAATTCCTTCATTATGCGCAGCATATTGTCTGTCTTGCTGAACTGTCCGGAGACTATTGAAGCGAAATTACCGGGGTCATAGCCGAGCACAATCTTTTCTGTGGGGTCATAATCCTTAAGATACGAAGCGTCGATGCGGATGTCGGATTTCAGGTTCAAGGAGTTCACGAGCGAGCTGACGTATCCGTCGTCATAAGTGTGCCGGTCCTCGTCCCAGAGATCGAAGAAGAGGTTTTCACGGTTCTGTCCGGCAACGGAACAGATGGAGGTGAGAAACTCAGCGTCGGTTAAGGACTGCTTCATCGTCTTGAAGTAATCGAGGCCGAGGACGTCGCGGTTCACGAACGTGGAAACTTGCATGAAAAGCGTCGCGTCTTTTCTCATGCTGTCGAGAAGCGGCTGCCATTTCGTGACAATCCGGTGAGCACGCGCATCGTCAGGATTGAGGGCGAGGTCGTAGAGGTAGCGATTGACGTAAATCGCAAGGTTGGCGATATCCGTGATGAGTTCGGAGTCCATCTCGTCCCTGTACTGGAGAAACCAGTTCTCCTCCCCCGCGAGCGAGCGCCCGATGTCGGACACACCTGTAATCCCTCCGTGAAGATAGCTCCTATGGGCGGAAGATGAGTTTCCGAGCTTCGAGGTACGGAGGGCCGGGAATATGTCCCTTCGCATTCTGTCGGCCTTGGAATACTTCATCTCCTCCATGAAGATGTGGACAATAGAGGCACCGGCCACGGATTCGGGATGATCGACGGCTACAGTCTGAAGTACATGGCCGTTGGCAAAGACAATGCAGCGCTCCGGATGCAACATCGGTGTGCGGGGTTTCGTAAAGTGTGCCGGCAGGTCTTTTTCGCCAACCACATAGTCAATACCCTCTGTCATGAGAGGCCGGCCGTTCGGACCATCGGACTGAAACTTCGAAAGGACGGCGGGAATGACGTTCGTGAATAGGGCAACGAAGGACTTGTGGGTTATGACTGACTTTTCCCTCGGCATGGATGCGGCGACGCGGATGATTCTCGGAGCGGTGACTTCGGTGGTCTTTCCTGTTCCTCGTCCGGCCGCCATTATCAGGATTTTCGGATCAATCAGAGTCGCGAGCGCCTGTGCCGTGTTCTGATAGACGTCAAAGAGATTGGTTTCACTGGTCTTCCGGTTCATAGTCTTCCTGTGTTTCTGCGGTGGTTTCAACGGAAATTCCTGCATCGGCGAGAAGTCGCTGTTTTTCGGCCGGTGTGGTCTCAAGGCTGCCTATCATCTGCCGGAGCTCTGCATCTTCGCGTCTGCGAGCGATGTCCATAATCTTGCGGCTCTTGTAGCCGAGGTCTTCCGGTTTTACGGCGATATTGATAACGAAGGTCGGTGGCTGCCATCTGAAGTCTTGCTCCTGTCTTCTCGTCGTTCTGAGCTCGTGTGATTTCTCAATGCACTTCTGGGCGACCGCGAGTTTTCCGGATGCGATTGCGAGCGCCTGAAGCTTATCGTACTGGTCGGCATAGACGGCATCCCATGCGGCCGCGCTGACGGGTTCGTCAACATGGAAATATTCAAGTGCGTCGTAGTAGATGCGCCGTGCCTGAGTATATGAGAGATCGGGGAAACAGCGGCGGAGTTCTTCCGTCGCAAGGGTCATGTTTGCTCCCTGCGTGTTGATTATTACGGAGCAGCGGTCCATCTTTACGATGTAGTCCTGCATGTCAACAGATATGACCTCGCTTTTCTGGGTTTTGAGAAAAACATGGATGTCCTCGACCTTGTATTCCCTCAATGTTTCAAGTCTGTCCGGTGTCATATTCCAAATAGTCTTTTGCGAAGTTCCTCAATCTTCCGTTTTTCTTCCCTGATAGCCGCAAGTGTCATCGCGTCTGCCTTCTGCGAGCACACGGCCGCTTCCTTAATCACAAAGTCGAGGTCGGCGTTTTCTACGTCAACCTTATTATCTTCCGGTGGTATCTCTAAGGAGTTGTTGTCCTCCGGTTCGTTATCATAGTTCCGGAATCCGATTCGTTTCTTCTTCATGCGGTGTTTTCCTTAAGGATTGTGAAATATGTGTCTGCAAGTGCCGTGAATTTGTTCAGGGATGTCTGGTCGCGGGCTTTCTGTTCCTTACTGCGACTGGCGGACTTGAGAAATGAGGTGTAGCGGGTGATGTTCTGACGGATGTTCGCGTATTCCTGGAGAAAGGCTTCCGGATCGTCTTTCAGAAGCCTCCTGATGCGTTCCGCCTCGCTTTCCTCCCCGATGAGCGGATGCTTGCCGAGGAATTTCCCGCGGCGGTCAAAGCTTACGAGTTCGGAGATGCAGAGCTCGTGCCGGATGCTCTTCTGAACAATCTGTGCCAGAACGGACGACGGGACCTCCTCTTTGTCATCAATCTCTCCCAAAAGCTCCTGAAGGTCGCGATAAGTGTTGATGCGGTCCGAATACATAAGATCCGCTGTGCGGACATTCTTATCGTCAAGGTCTCTCCAACGGATATGAGGATATTCATCAGCCTTTGAAGTTTTTTTTTAACGGTCTGCACGAGATTGACAGCCATTTCCGCAATCGCCGGTTGCCTGTGAGGTATGGAGGTGACGGAATCCGTGATTTCCTCGATGGTGTAGTGTTCCAGAAGGCAGTACGCGAGATTGAACGCGAGCTTCCTTTTGTCGAGGATGACGACTGACGCCATCGGTGAACGCCTTGCCGCGAGCATCTTTCGGTATGTCTCTATGTTTTCCGGAACAGCAAGCTTAGCTGCCAGTTCGTTTCTTTGTTTTAGCGTGTACATCTTTCTTTCAATAGAAAGGGACCGGACTGGTTGGCGCCGCCCGATCCCAACGGAATGAGTAAATAAAATCTGTATGAATATGGTTTGCTTTCCTACGCTACCTTCATGTGTGGTCTACTCCGTGGCGGCAATCACTTCGAGCGGCTGGAAGAACGACTCATTCTTGAAGTGGAGCTCGATGGACTTGGATTCCTTTGCGGAGCGCGTGAAATCTGAGAGAACCATCGGGAAGTAGAGCCTTCCGTGGAGATATTTCTTCTTCGTGTATTTGTCCGTGTGGACTAGGAAGAAGCGGTCTCCGACATGATTCTCAACGAACTTTCGGGATTCGACGGTGTCACCGACGACCATAGTGAACTCGTTGTTCACGGTCGAGGTTATGTCTCCCTTCTGCCCGGTTGACTGGTCTTCCTGTGTGTCGACGATTGACTTGAAGACCTTTGACGTCGCGGACTCCTTCATCGCGAGCGGAGTCGTGGTCATCACATTCTCGTCGATTGTCGGCGGCTTGCTGTAATCGACATCGTCCTCGCGGATGACTTCAACGTCCTGGTAGATTCTTTTGCCGGCTGTGTCGCGATCCGTGACTGCCGGTATGTCAACAAATGTCTGTACCTGTGGCATAATGATTCTGTTTGATTAAAGGGGCGGTCGCCCACCCCGTGCTGAAAAGAAAGACTAACCGCGGGCTACTTCACGGAACTTGCCTGCTGCTTTGTCGTACCAGACCTCAAGCCACTCGCCTGCCGCAGCCGGAGACCACGCTGCCGAAATCTCGCTGAACTTGCCGCTCTTGGCAATCGTGGAGATGTTGGCCGTGCCGGCGGCTTCGATGCGATAGACAACGCCTTCCTTGGCATTCTCGATGTCGGTGATGGCGGTTGCCTTGGTGTTTTCGCCTGTAACGATGAGCATGGTTGCACCATTTGCCTTTGTCGCATCGGCGGCGATGGTTGCTGCCGGGAAGTTGCAGAATATGACCTGGGTCGTAGCGTCTGCCGCCTTGAGTTCGGCAATGGTGCCATAAGGCTTGCCGGAATAAGTTGCACCTGCTCCGGACTTCCAGATGCTGTAGGCAATGACGGATTCAAGATCCTGCTGGAACTGGATGTTGTAGGCTTCGCCCGGCACATTCTCAAGGGTCACGAGGTTCCCAGGGAGGGCGGCGAAGATGAAGGTGAGCCAGCTCGGCATTCCAGGTACGAAGACAATCAGGTTGTCATAGTTCGGAACCCTAAACTGCACGCCGTCGAAGTTGGCGTTCTGGCCGTACTTAGTGGTGTACCACTGTTTGAACCATGGCTTGTGCTTCTCGTTCACATAGATGACATAGTCACCGGCGTTGCCATCAACGCGTGCGTGGATTTCAGCCGCGAAGGCTTCGAGGGTGTCACCGATGCTGCTGTTCTCGTAGCTTGCGAGATTAGCGTCCATGAACGGAAGAATCTTCTTCTCGTTGTAGTAGCCGAGAATCCTGTGGACGATTCCGGTCGCGGCGAAAATGGCAGGATTGCTTGCGCCTGCGGTCGGCTCAACGCGGCATCCCATGATGTTGCGCCTGATCTCCTCGTTCTTGAGCTGCTTTGCCATTTCGAGCACGAGCCACTCAATGAGGGACCACTTCGGAGCTGACGATCCGGAAGTGTTGAGATAGGCGAGGTAGCACTTCTCGATGAACTTCATGTCATCGAACTTGTACTTGAACATCACGTCGTGAACGAACGCCTTTTCCGGAAGGAAGGTCGTGTCACCCTTGAAGTTGTGTCCAGACTGGTAAGCCTGTGAGAGTTCGGTAAAGAGAACGTTCGTGAGAACGGCGCCGTCCTGGATGTTGGAAACACGAGGGAAGATGTTCGTGATGTCAGGCAGAGCGGCAATCTGAGCGATGAGGGCGTCCTGACGGCGCACGAAGTAGTGCTGTCCGAGGTCGTTGTCGTTCAGCGCACTGTAGTCCATAGTGGAGGACATAACGGCCTTGAGGCTGTTTGTTCTGCAAAGCTGTGCGTAGCGTTTTGCGAGCGCGTCAGTGTAGCTTCCGAAGTCGCTGCGGAACTCGTCTATTTCCTTCTTTGAAGGATCGGACTGAGGGAGAACGCCGGAAATGGCAATCCGGTTGTAGCGCTTCTCGGCCGCAAAGGTCGGATGCTGGATTCCGAACGCGTACTTGTCGGTGTGCGGCCCGTTGATGTCGATGATGCGACTTGCGCTGTCTTCAGGAGTGTCGTTCTGGGCGCGGCTTGCGAGGGCGCTCATCTGCTCCTTGATTGAGGCAAAGCCTTCCTTGATGGCGGAGGTGAGCTCGGATGCGCTCATGGTCTCGGAGTTTTCCTTTCCGAGCATGGCGGCAAGCTCCTTGAGTCCCTCTTCCATCGCCTTGGCGTCCTTCAGCGTTGCCTGCTCTTTCTCGTAGGCCTTGAAGTCGTCCTCAAACGAACTTCCGGCCGTCTTCTGATAGGCTTCGCGAAGAACCTTGTACTCTGCCGCCGTAAGGGTCTTGGCGGAGAACTTTTCGGCAAGGCCTACGGATGCGAGGGCTGCCTTGAAATTCTGGAGAAATCTGTTCATTTCGTTAATTGTTAATGTTTATGGAGTATATGCTGTTGTCGGGTATCTGTGTCTCGACGTCGATTTCCTCAATTACCTCGTCGATGGTCATGATTCCGTCGATGAGTCCTTCTCCCTGAGCAGCGGCCGCAAAATAGAGTTTGCCTTTCAGGGCGTCGCTATCCTCTGCGATGTCTGGACGGGCCGTGCGTACATCGTCGATAAACCTCTTTGCAAGAGGGTCGAGCCTTTCGCGGATGTATTCCTCTGGATGTCCGTTCAGCACATCTTCCTGAACCTTGTTCTTCAGGGGCGAGTAGGATGAGCGAACGGCCGTAACCTTGATGCCGAATTTCTCGTTAAGGCCGGAATCGTCCACGATTTCGGCCATCGCGCCTATGCAGCCGATGTCACTGAAGATGCTCCGCGCATAGATTTTTCCGGCTCCGGATGCGATGTAGTAGCCGGCGGACGCGGCTATGCTCTCGACGAAAGCATAGACTGGTTTCTTCATGGCGCGGACGGCCTCGAACGCCTCCGGAACTCCGAACGCCTCTCCGCCGGGAGAGTCTATGTGCAGCAGGTGCGCCTTGATCGCGGGATTCTCGTCGGCAGCCCTGAGGTCGTCGATAAACTTCTTTGTGGAGAAATAGTACCAGCGGTCGTAACTGATGATGCCGAACACTGGATGGTAGGCAATGGAGCCGGAGACCGCATTGTCTCCGGCAAAATCCATTGTCAAATGTCCGGCACTTTCCGAAGAGAGCTGCTTCAGAAAGTCCGGACGAGTGGGGGTGTCTGCTTTGGGGCACCTGAGGTAATGAGAGACTGCGAGGCTACATTCGTCTGATATGAATCCTATAGTGGGTTGCTTATCTGGCATATCGTTCTGTTTTTCTGCAAAATTATATGCCGGAAAGGGGCTTTTATAGGACTAAAGCGCGGCGGGAACGGCGGTGTCGAACGACGCGGAGACGACGAACATGTTGTAATATGAGCTCACCGTCAATATCGGAAGTTCGTCTGCGTTGCCTATCTTGGTGACACTTCCGTCCGAATTGACTATTGCCACACCTGCACGTAGCCCGTTCCATTTTCTTGCACAAAAATTCGATGTTATGCCCCTGAATGTCTGGCTCCATAGGGTTCCGCTGTCAGAAATCGATGGTTCCTGACTAAAATCTACCTTGTTGGCGCTCCGGAACACTTCTCCGACGTCCGAGAGTTGCTTCGCCGAAGATGCCTGTAGAAATAAGTCCAGGTCTTTCTCCCGGACGAGGATGAATGTGTATGAAATATCCTTCATTTTGATGTGATTTTTTGAGACGTGAGGAGACGCAAAAATAGTTAAAAATCAATGAATTTCGTGTGACATCGGGAGGCGTGTTTTTCCTACATTTCGGATGCCTTTTTCAGTGCGAGGCGGTCTTCGCAGGACCTTCGGAATCTGTACCAGTCCTTCCTGAGCATATCGTATGTCAGCGCGTCGTCCATCTCGACATTACGGTCGTTGCAGAACTCCTCGATGGCGTCCTTGATGCTGAGATCCGGGTTGTTGCCGAGGGCTCCACTCATATATGACCTATAATCCTGCTTGAATCCGCGGACTATGTAATCGGACACCGCCTTCTGGCCGTCCTCGCTGAGATGGCAGCGAAAGAGCACGTCGGAGTGCCGGATGATTTTTCCGGATGCGATGTTGTAGATTTTCCTGTGCTTCGAACTGTAGATGGTAATGTGGATGTAGGTGGATTCCGGGTTCAACGGAGGAAGCCCGTCCCTGGGAACGAGGTCGAGGTTTGCCTTGACAGTTGCCCAGAGAAGGGAGTGGTATTCGGGAACGACCACGTCGGAGTCGGCGTTGATTCCACGGATGTAGTCCCGGATGTATTTAGGCACCCTTACAGGCACCGTCATTCTATCTTCCATGTCGCCGCAAATTTATGGGTTAGCGTTCATTTCCGGTCGGACGGCTCCGGCCGTCACAAAGTTCGGCATTTCGGAGGGAAAAATGAGCCTTTTTGTAGAATTTTCTTGAGATTTCTTGAAAGAAGAAGAGCATCCCTTAACGACACCCCCTTGTAAAAAATCGCACTTTTTACCGTGCTACAGTGCTGACCTTTGGAAACCTTTGATTTTCAACTATTTAATCAGCACTCTTGCAGCACTGTAGGATTTTTGACCTTTCAGCACGGTCAGCACGGTAAAATTTTGTGATTCGTGCTGATTTCGTGCTGATTATCCCATTGTTATTCAATACGTTGCAAACATCAGCACGAACGCACGGTTCTTTTACATAAAATAAGGAGGTGTCTTTTTATAATAAAGAAAAAATAACTAAATAAGTGCGCAACTCTCAGCCATTCAACTTCTTATACTTCTTGCAAGAGTTCTCCAGTTTTCTTGTTTTTTGTTAAAAAGTTGGGGTAGCGGGGAAGAACAGTGCTGAAAGAGTGCTGAAAATCCAGCACTGTAGCCAGCACTAAAACAGTGCTGACAACAGTGCTGACAACAGTGCTGAGGCAAAAAACGGCCATTTTTCGAGCAAAATCAAGGTAAAAATGCACCGTTTTTAACCTAAAATCGCCCCGTTTCCACTCAAGAAAACAGGGCGATTTTGTCAAGAAATGTAACTATTCGGCAAAAGCAGGATTGACGCGGCGGGAGAAGTCGGGGTCGCTGTCGATGCGGTCGATAATCTGCATCGCGGCCGCGAATGGATTGCGGCTCCTGGCATGGGCGACGCGGACAACTCCGAGCGCCGGAGAGGAGAACACGCGGATGGTGTAGATCGGGCGGTCCCATAGGCGGCGGGTAATGAGCTTCGTCTTGAAGATGCCAGGATAGAGAACCTTGAGGGTGTCGACTGCCTTCTCTGCTTCAGTGGTTGTGAATGAAGAAGTGGCCTCGTTGGAGACAGTTGCCTGATTGTAGGCTGTTGTGTTTTTGTGGAGCATAATAAAACGTACATTAAAAAGGGCACTCACCGTCAGGAGGCTCCACAAAAACGTACCTTTAGGAATATTCTTGCTCACGCCATTTCTAGCGTGATCTCCTTGTATGAGTGCCTTAAATTCAAAGTTTAACGCAAATCGCTAACACGATGCATTTAAAGGTACTATTATTTGTAGAGCACCGCAAAGTTGCACAACATTTGCAACATATGCAAATCTTTTTGCAAAAACCATAAAACTATTTGAATACACGTTTCATGATGCAGTGAACAACGCCATAGACGTCGCCTTCGATTGTGTATGGGTTTGTGTGTCGAATGTCGTGGAAACGCCCTAGTTTGCTCGTCCATTTTCCGCAATCTTTTCCCTGTGTCAATTCCCTGGCCGCATGAGTACACTCCGTGGTTCCCTGTTTGGTGTAGAGTGCTATCTTCTGGAAACCATCCTCATGTTCCCAAGAATCACAAAGTTCATATCCTTTCTTCCGGAACGCGCTGATGAAGTTTGAGACGTCGTCGCTAGAGTTCTCGTCCGGCCAGTAGGTGAATCCGTCGGCAATCTTCATTTGGGTACCACCGGGCCACATCCAGCGGTCAGAATAATTGTAAGCCCACGCAATGCAATTATAATCAGGCGTGTCCGGACTTGTTATCCTGAAGTCTGGATCTTTACTCAATTTAGGAAAGCATTGTAGCAGGAAACTTAATTCTTCAGCGCTTTTACCCATAACTTGCAGGCCTCGGTGATGGTTAATTGTCTGTTGTTGGATATTTTTGCGCCGTATATGAAGTTCAGCGCCCATACCAATGGAGACGGCTCTTTTTCTATAATCTCAACAATGAAAGGCACGGCGACCTGCCCCATCTGCACAATAGCCCGGAAATCGTTCTGATTAACAATTTCTTTGGCGGAAGATGCGAAAATGGTCTTTGTTTTCCATGAATTATAACGGGCATCGAATTTCATCTTGTCTATGAACGGATTACGTTCCAAGCCCTCCTGGATATAGTTCTCTGTCGTGTGGTCTCGCAATACTGATGATATGGAACTGAATTGGTCAGAATCCGAATACAACAAATTGCCGGAAGACAGCGCAATGCCGGCAGCGATCGTTACCACATTAAAATCCTTTCTTATGTTCGTTATCTGCATAGTTCCAATGTTTCTTCAGTTATATTTCCAAAGAAGATGTCGTCCTCGATATTTTTCAGCCTGTTGTATGAAGATGAAATGAATTCCGGTTCAAATATGCTGTTGCATCGATAGAGTGTGTCAATGTCAAGAAAATAGATGGACTTTCCACCAACCTCCGTCATATCGTGCGAAACAATCGCGTATGAATCCTCGTCAATATTGAAGTTTACCTTAAAGGAGAATTTTGAGACGGGGTATGACAGGGCATCTGTTCCGTGGGCTGTGGAAATCAGCATTCTGAAATATCGGCTCGGGTCGTCGAAAGACATAAACTCGAACCGGTTGATGAATCTGATTGACATCCTCGTTATTATCCGACGCTCAAGCAAGTCCCGGAAGATATCGATGCACTTAAACGCATTTCCTTTGAACTCATCCCAGCTCTTGTATTCAGCCTCGTCCGTGAAAGTGATTGTTCCCTCACTTAGATTCAATTTAGTTTTCTGATTAGACGAGAAGTACACGTACCCCGTGGCTCTTGAGTTTGCCGTCAGTGTCGTCGGGCCGACTTTCAGCCCAGTATTTGGCAAATCGATGTCTGCGGCGAATGTGCTCTTCTTGTGCGGAAATAGTCGGCTTATTTCTGCGTCGTATTTGTCGAAAACGGCAATGTCAATGTCAGACATATCGAATTTCATCTGCAAAATTGCCACGGCAATCGGTGCCTTTGTAAGTGTTGGCCTTTCTTTTCCCATAAATTCAGAAGACATTTCGTCTGCAAAGTTACAAAAACATTGAAATATTTTCAGAAAATGCAAATCTTTTTGCAGGAATCGCAAAGAATGCTATTATAGTTGATGAGCGCCTTAGAGATTCCGCGTGCCGGATTTGCGCGGTTTCAGGCGTGCGGTGTTGCGGGCGCGGAGTTCGGCACACCAGGAGTGCCACTCGTCGAGGCTGGCTGGTTCACGGCGGAGAAGTTCGGCGGCCGGGTCGGAGAATGATATGTTGATTTTGCCTTCGATGTAGAGCAGGCAGACAAGGCCGATGACGAACTCCGGATTCGATGCGCTGCTGCCCTGTAGGGGATTGATCCACTCCATCATCGGAAGCTCCGAAATCCAGTTGATGTACGGCTGTCGGAACTTCTCGATGTGCCCGCCATACTTCACGACAAACGCCGCCTTTTTTGAGGCGGTGTCGAGAAGGTATGGGCGGTTGTCAGTCATATCCTGTTAGTCAGGCAAGTCCCCGTCGAGATTTATGTCAAAGACAGGGTCATCGAGCGGCGGCAGCTCAATCGCCGGGGAGGAATCCGGAACGCCGGGGCAAGTCCGTGTGCCGTTGAAGAAGTCGCTGTTGCCGACGGTGAAGTATTCGATGCCGTTGCGTTTGTTGTCGAAAACGGGGCGGCCATCCTTGTCGAGCTTGACATACTTTCCGCAAACCGGGTCAAAGAACTCCGGATTGAAGATATAGTCCCTGTAACGGCAGTATTTGATGAGCTTCTGCTTGAATGTCTTCGGGCTGTAGTAGGCGCGTCTTGACGGTCCCACATATTCGAGGAGCGAATCGTATATCTCCTGGCGTCTGAGCTCATGATTGACGTGTTCAGGCGCTGAGAAGTACTCATCTGCCCAGAGGATGTATTCGTCGCCGATGTCCTGCTGAAGCTTTCTTATGACGAGCCTTTCGTCCGGAACCGGAACGTAGCCGAAGCGGAAATATATCTGTATGCACTGGGCGACGAAATTCCAGAAAAGCTCAAATTGCTCGTCATCCCATTCGTCGAAGAAGAGGTTGCCGAAATCGTCAGTCGGCTTATGGGTGTCGTTGTAGTAGTCGCTGAACGCGAGTAGCCACTGTCTGTCAACGAAGGACGAGCCGTCACCGCTGATGGAGTGGTTGGTCGTGAGATAGATTTTCGGAGACTTCTGGAACGGAAGGATGAACGGCCGCTGGCCTTTGGCGTTAATCGGCCAGTCGCCGGTGATGAGCGAGAACAGAAGTTCGAAGTCGAAATCCCTCATGGCGTCATCGATGAACACGATGTTTGTCTTCTCGTCGATTCCGTCCCAGATGAAGGCGTTGTTCATCCTCCCGGAGAACTCCTTTCCGTTGTAGTGGCGCGTGGTTGTCACTACCTTGAGGGCTTCACCGAAAAGCGATTTTCCGGAGCGCCCGTTGGAAACTCCGAGGTCGGACTGCTTTCCGTCCATTCCGATGACCGCCTTGCTGACGGATTTGTCCTTAGCGGCCACGCAGAGATAACCGAAAGCGCTCAGCTTTGCCACGAGGTGCTGGGCGTTGTCGAGAAGTTCCTGGGGTTCCGGGGCTTCCTTTCTCCATGTGAAATTGCTCGCATTCTCCAGGAAACGCAGAAAATCGCATTTCTTTCCCGTGGCGGTGAGCGTGTAGGTGAAGTGTCCCTCAGGGTCTTTGCTTATGTCGATAAGGCTCGGAAGCTGCCGGGCCTTGTAGTCCTTTATCTGTGTTTTCCAGATGTTGAAGTTCATCTGGGTATATTCCCTCCGTTCGATTTCGTTTGCAGCCACCTGCCACCAGCAGTCCTTGAAAAAAAGGTGCTGCCTTCCCCGTACCGGGCGGTCGAGGTCGGAATGAAAGAAGTCGAGCATAGTGAGTTGTTGCGGTCCGAGGTATTGCGTGCCACCACGGTAGATGAGCTCGAGGATTTCTTTTGGCAGCGTGTCTTTGGTGAACTCCTTAACGAAATTTGCGATTTCCCACGGCTCCACGACCTTCATTATCGAGTTCTCGACCTGTATAAACTCATAACCCCCGTTCTCCTTCAGATGCCTGTAAAATCCGTGATGTTCAAGAAACAGTTCGGCGCCGGTATATTTGAAGTAGTATTCCACATCCTCCGTTCCTTTGCGCTTGCGTGCCGTCCAAAATTCCTCTTCCTTCTCGATGGGTTGTGCTGGCTCAAGGTTGCCAGCGTCATTGAAACGCATCTTGCGGCTGCCTATCTTGAACTCCGGAAGATGCAGGAGCTGTTCCTTGTAGTAGTTGCAGAATGCTTGAGTGTCGTTCAGACGGAAAATCTCCGCAATCTTGGAATCCGGAGAGGTGGTAATCTTGTGGAACTGGACATATTTGCCCGTGAGGTCCTTTTCATTCAGGCAGGTATTGATGTCCCCGAGCAGCTCGTCTTCCTTTCCTTTCAGCGCGTCGGCCAGAAGGTCATCGATGCCTTTGTCTCCGGATGCGTTCTTCAGAACATAGCCGAAATAAATTTCAAGATAAATACCGCGGTTCTTCACGCGGTTGAAATACTCCTTGTAGTTCTTGACGGCCGAGAAGAAACATTTAGGCCGCCGATCTACAGGATCATCGACGGTTATCTTACTGGTGAGGTCAAAGCAGTCGCTATCGAGCAGGAAAACAACTTCCTGGATATGGCAGGTCTCGATGAGTTTCACAATTTCTTCCGGAAGAGTCCCTTTGTAGCCGAGATTCTGAATTCCGGACACGGCCACGCTCATGATGCCGTGCTTGCAGGCCTTCTCCGCTTTCTTTTCTCCTTCCTGGATGAACAGACGCGGAATGTCGGCGTGCCGTCTGTAGAGGTCGCGAATTTTCTGCGGAATGTAGATGAACGTCGGTGAGCCGGACGGGGAACGGTACTTTATCGGACGGCCGTTTTTGTCCGTGTGCTCTTCCGGAAACTGATAACGCACGCGGAAATATTCGCGTGGCGTCGAGGTTTTATCCTTATCGAGCGTGTAAGTGAGCGGATAGCCGTCGAGGTCGAAGTAACGGATTACTGAGTCGTCACCATCGACGATTTCACCGCGGCTGTTGACCGTCCCACTCTTGAACGTGCAGACTTTCTTTGTGACTGTGGAGTCGGTGCTGTCATAGACTGTGGCCATAGTGTCGTCCGGAGTGAGTCCCGAGCCGGCGAGCATGGTGTCGTTGAAGCTTATAGGCTTCTTTTTCGCGGACGGTTTCTCTTTAGGCTGTTTTCGCACAGGCTCCTCATACTCGACGAGCATTCCGAAATAGTTTGCCAGCCATTCGATTGCGTCTGGAAACGACATCTTCTGGCCGGACATTAGGTAGTCTATAGGGTATTTCCCGGCGAGGGCGTTGCAGTTGAAGCACTTGAAAAGGCTCTTCCCGGGAGTAATCACCAGCGAGTGTTCAGAACCGCACAAGGGGCAAGCCGTTTTCCAGCTTGCACCCTCTTTTCGCGGTTCCTGGCCAAAGGCCCGGATGACTTCCAACAGACAATCCTTTCCTTTCGATCTCTCGATGACACGGGAGACGAATTCTTCTTTTATCTTGGGCATAGTGTTATTCTTTTTTCAGTCTTTTCTTCTGAGCGTTCTTTCGATTCGGACGGATGTCCGGCATCGTGTCGGGCGGACTGCGTTGTCAATGTCTGAAAGTCCAGGAATGATGACGACCAGAAGCACGAGGGCGTACAGGCGTTTCCTGAACTCTTTCAGCGGGCAAAGCCTCTTATCGACACCGTAGTAGTGACAGAACCACCATGCGGAAAGCTCGCTGGCCTTGCCGATGTGCAGTTTGGCGTATATGCCGCGCGTGATGTTCTCCACCGTCCGGAGCCTGATTTCCCGTCCTCCGTACATCTCCCTGAGGAGGGTGGGCACTTCCTTCTTTGCCGCGCCCCAGGCGAGTAGTTCGCCGACCTGCATTTCCCGTTCTGTCAGACACGGCATTTCGTTAGTTGTCCCAAACGTCGGTGATGCCATATTCCGCAAAAAGTTCTTCGATTATTCGACCTTCTGACATCCTTGGCTCTACTTCTCCAGACATTTTGCGATAAATGGTCATGTCCTTTATCCCAAGCCTCTCGCAAAGCTTCTTTCTGAAATCTTTGATGTCCTTCTGTGCCAGCTGATCGTAGCCTTTTTTGAATGAGAATCTATTGTCCATAAGCACTTTTTGTTATTTGTTTCATTGATTATTACACTTATCTTTGTTGCATATTCTGCAAAAAGTTTTGCAAAAATATATAAAACATCAAGAAATATCAAGAATATTCTTGAAAATATTTGAGAAATTAACGGAATGGTTATGGAAAACAATGGAGCACGCGAGCGAATGAAGGAGTTCGCTCTGAGCAAGGAAAGGTCTGTAATGGAATTTGAGCGCAAGACAGGAATCGGTCGCTCCTACATCGCTTGTATCTCGAAGTCGGTGATGGCAGACAAAGGCAAACTCATTAAGGCCGTTTATCCGGATTTTGACCTTCAGTACATCAATACGGGCGTAAAGGCGGAGAGCGCAACGGAGAGCGAATCTGACAAGGCGGTGAAAGATCTCCTCAAGGAGATTCGCAGGACGAATGCATATCTGAAAGAGATAGCCGGCTATTTTGCGGAATTGAGGACGGCTCAGAAAGGTGAGAAATAGCGCTGCGAAGTTGCCGTTTTCGGGACACAACCGGGACATTTAGGTCATCAGAAAAGCCCTAAAAAGTTGGCGGAGAGCACTTTACTCTCCGCTGTGCCGGCACTGAAACGGGACAAAAATACACGAAAAAAGGCTAAAAACGCCAATTTTCGACAATAATAGTATCTGATTATGAATAAGTTACAAAATTCTGAACCGTCCGCAAAAATCCCCTCCTCTCCGCCAGAAAAAATTAACGCTGTTTAAGTTTGGTCGTGACCATGCTTAAACAGCGTCTTCGTTACACTCTGATACGTTCCCAGATGCAGTTTGGAATTAGGCGCCAAAGGAAAATGAGGATGCGATAGCGCCAGTCTATCGTTATGATGCGACGACGGCGGGAGAGCCCTCGAACAATGTGCTCGGCGACATAGTCGGGACGCATCTGCATCGGGTAGTCGTGGTGGATGAAATCCGTAGAGACAAAGCCTGGGCGGATGTCGGAAAAGGAGATGTCGAGGCGCTCGCTGCGGGCAAGCTGAGAGAGAGCCTGAAGATAGGTCCACTGGAAGCGTTTTGTGGAGGAGTATGAGGCGGACTGCGCGAGTCCCTTGCAGCCGGCAACACTTGTTATGGCAGCAATGTGCCCCCGACAGCCTCGTTCACGGAACCAGCGGAAAGCTGCGTCGACCATCATGGTGAAACCCATGACATTCGTTCGCACCGTACGCTCCTCGATTTCGCGATCAAGTTTACGATTCTGGTTGCCGTAGCCCGAACTCAGAAGGAACAGATCCATGCCTCCAAGTTTATCGATCAGAAGGCCCAGACAGTTCTCAGCATCCTCCTCCGTCACATCGATAACCTCCGTCACGACACGTCCGGGATGAGCCTCTTCCAGTTCCTGAAGCAGCCCCTCACGACGTCCCGCCACGCCTACCATCCAGCCTTCACGCACGAGAATGTGCACGACTTCCTTTCCCATTCCGGAAGTCCCGCCAATTACAATCGCCTTTTTATTCATACACAATCTATTCTTACAACATTATACACATACAACAGGACGTCCGAAATCAGTCATTAAGATGGATGAGCGAAGCCACAGGGGCAATCTTCGAGAGACGGTCGGCCCCATGCAGATCATCAATCTCCACAAGGAAAACGAACTTCTTCACCGCGACACGGAACGTCACCCCGTCCTTCACAATTGGAGTACTGATGAGCGACTGCGCGAGCGCCTCGGCAGTACCTCCTGTCGCGAGGATGTCGTCAAGGATGGTGACTTCAAGAACATTGTCGGTCAGCGGGCCGACCGCAACGTCGCTCTTGCGATAGAAAAGCTTGTCAGCACCATATTCCTTCATGATTTCAACTCCGACAAGGTCACCTTCTGAAAACGGAAGTTTCCCGGACTTCCGGACCGGAATAACGTTGTTCACGGCACCATCCGTCATAAGAAGTGGCGTGCCGAAAAGAAATCCGCGGGCTTCAGGGACCGCAAGGTTGGGAGTGTCCACAAGGGCATCAAGTTCTGAAATCACCTCGCGGAAAACATCCTTCGAATAAAGGAATGGCATGATGTCGATGAAATTGATGCCCTCCTTCGGAAAATCCTTGTAAAAGTTGAGTTTATCCTGTAACATATCGATTATTGTTTATTTCTCATTATCAATAACATCAGCCTCCTGTTTCCTCCAGCATCGGCGGACTTCCGCCGCAATGTCGCGAAGCTGTCTGTCACGACGGAAACGTATGTCGGAGATGGAAAGTCGTGCAGCCTTGAACCAGTCGTGCGCAAAAGTGTAGGCTGGACAGAAAAGCAGGAGCAAAAGTGAGCACAGCCACCACAGATGCCCCGGGAGTTGCGTAAAGAGCACAGCAGCATAGATGCACCAAAGCAGCGGAAGCGCGAACGCGGCAACGGCATAGCGGAGCGATATAAAGAACGCGTGGTCCTCCTGAACGCGGCAAAGAAGCTCTGCAGCAAGAAGGACCGGCGAGGTCACGGCCACAGAGAAAAGCCAATACGGAAAGGTCAGAACCATGACCGCTGCCAGACGAACTCCAGACAAGGCACGGCAATTCATAAAGCCAAGTCTGGAATCCACTGCCCCGGCGTATGACGCGGCACTTATATGCGCTCGCGCACGCCTGTCTGCAGCTTCCTTTCCGAGACGCACAAGTTCAGAATATTCCGTCTGCTTCGCCACATCCCCGCTGTCCCTGAGGGCATACAGAGTTCCGGCAACGAGGCAGTCTTCCCGCATCCGGTCATAGAGGCTGAACTTTCCGTCCACAACGGCATTCTTCAGCCTGCTTCCCTGTAGTCCGGCAGACCATCCAGCCGAAAGCAGCCGATCTTCAGAGACGATGCGGCAGACCTCCAGAACGCCGTCATAGTCAGCGTCGTCGTCAAGGCTCAGATAGAGAGCCTTCATCTTGGAAGTCAGTTCATCACGCATCGCGTTCATGAGAGCCGGCTGTGTCAGATCTTTGTTCGATTTACGGAACTCACTGACATTCATCGGTTTACCCACATTCACAAGCATAGATGTGCGGTAACGGTAGTAGCTTCCGTATTCTATGCCGACCGGTACAATAACCACCGGCATACGTTCTGAAAGTTTGTCGTCAGCCATTAGGGCGACCCTGAAAATGCCCTTGCGCAGAGGAAGCAGGGAGTGCTTGTCACGCTGGGTACCCTCCGCCATGATGCAGTATGGGATGCCATCGCAGAGCCTGTCGGATACGGCATCCATGATTCCCACATTTTCCTCAAGATGGCTGAAGCCGTCGCGTACGCGCATCACCGGTGTCACATATAGAGAGAGTAGAATCTCGCGCAGCAGAGGGATGCGGAACATATCGGCACGAGCGGCAAAAATCATCGGTGCGAGCGGTTTTCCAAGACTCATCGCAACAAGCGGATCCATAAGTCCGTTAGTGTGGTTCGGGGCGAAGATGAGTGCACAATTCTCGGGAATATTCTCGAGTCCCACATATTGTATTCTTGAATATGAAGCGAGGAATGCTTTGTCAGCGTATGCCCGCAGCAACCGGTATCCGAGTCCCGGCGTTTGACGAATCTTGAATTTTTCAGAGCCCCGTGTCATTCTTTCTGTTCATCAGCACAGGTGTGCAAAGATACGGGGTGTTTTATTCTTTTACAAATATTTTGTCGTAAATTTGCGAAATTATGAAACATGAAAAAAAATAAACTGCTTCAGATTTGTCAATTATTTTCGAGTATAGATTTCTTTTG